AGGCACACTGCCTATCGTAAGAAATTTATCTGATTAAAATATTATAATAACTTGATATTCACTTATTTAGACAATAACAGACAGCAAACAGAAATGACACTGAATTGCTACAAAATCATAAAAATGTGCCTTTGGTGGCGGTTTTTAGGGTAGATTGTGGTACATTTGGGAACATTTTTAAGCAAGCATTAAGCGAAAAATAAGTGATATGGCAAAATCAAATCTGCGGCTTGACACTCGCCGCGCCCTCAAAGATGGAACGTACCCCGTGCAAATCCGTGTGGGGTACGGCACAAATCTGTATCTCGCAACCGGTATTTTCCTAAAGCCGGATGAGTGGGATAACAGAACGAACCAGTGTATAGGCAAAAGCGCACGCAAGGTAAACTCTGTGCTATCCACGCTACTGTTACAAGTTTCCAACCGCATATTGGAACTTCGCGAAAGTGGGATGTACCCCAAACTCACCAATGCGCAACTGCGGCAAATGCTCACCAACTTGGAACTGGATGCCCCCACGGTCGGCGTTCCTACTCTCGGCGCGATGTTCGACAAAGTGATAGCTACGAAGTCGGGCGGCACAAAAACGCTGTTTGAGCAAACACTAAACAAGGTAAACGCCTACTGTGGGGATGCAAACGCCGTCCGCTTTGGCGACATAACAAAGTCGTGGGTGGTCGGCTTCATGAACTCAATGCCCAAACTTTCCGTAAACAGTAGGGCAATGCATCTGCGCAATCTCCGCAACGTGGTAAACTTCGCCATTGATGACGGCATAACCCACACATACGCTTTCCGCAATTTCCACATACCGACAGAGGAAACGGCAATGCGTGTCCTGCCGATAGCAAAGCTGCGCCAACTGCTTGCCTTGCCGTTAAACAAGGTGGATAGTGAATACCGGGACATATTCATGCTTGGCTTTTATCTGATTGGCATTAACATGAAAGACTTAGGCGGTTTGACCCACGCAAACTATTTTGATGGACGGATAGAGTACCGCCGCGCAAAGACTGGAAAGCTATACAGCATAAAGGTGGAAGATGAGGCCGCCGCAATCATTGAAAAGTACAAGGGCAAACGGCATTTGCTCGCCCCGTTTGACCGCTACAGCTCCCATACGGACTACCTGCAACATTTCAACAAAGCCCTGCGCCGCATGGGGCCAATCAAGACGGACAAGAGTGGCAAACCATTGTACACAGACAACCACTTGCCGATAATGCAGCCATTAGAGCCAAACATAACATCGTATTGGGCGCGTTACTCGTGGGCCACGTATGCGGCTGACTTGGATATACCAAAAGACACGATAAGCGAGGCGTTAGGACACGTTCACGGCTCAAAGATAACGGGTGTGTATATCAAATTCAGTAGGGACAAGATAGATGCGGCAAACCGCAAGGTCATTGACTATGTGCTGCAAAAATAAACTCCGCTATTTGGTCTCTTTTTCCAAATGCTCCCTTATGCAGTCATTAATGAATTTGTTACGGTTGGGCTGCGCCTTAACGTACTCCAATAAATCATTGCACAGCTTCAACGAAAACTGTGTAGTGGTCGCCCCTGCTGATGAGCCTTTGGGACGGCCCCTGCCCCTTTTCTTAACCTCGGTTTCTTCCATATTCGTAATATATAACAGCGCAAAGATAGTGCAAATATTTGGTGTTACCTAATTTTTCGTTAAAAGTTTCAATCAAATATTGACGGTGTGGCGAAAAACACTTACCTTTGCAAAAACAAAAGCGATTGGAGCGGTTTTGTGACCGCTCCGTGGCTCTTACAGTAGCGTTATTATAAACTCTATTTTCAGATGCCACAACCTAAATGAAATTGAGAACCTCATAAAGATTAACCGCTTTGTTGGGCGGTTTAGGCCGCCCGCCTCGCCTGAAACTATTATCAGGACTTTACGCCCTTAGCGGTGCAACGCTAAGGGCGTTTTGCTTGTCAGTAGTTGAGCATATTCCAAAGCTCGCTAATGTTTATTCTGTCCTCCTCTGGGAGTGTGTAGTACCCATCCTTTTCAAACAGATGGTTTAACGCTCCGATTAGGTTACACTTCTCATCGCAAGTCATCGTGATAATTCTGTCGAACTTATTGTTGTCTCTTGCTGTCATAGTTTCCGACTTAACCGTGTTGTCGTAGGGCTGAATTGTTGTTTATTTCTTTATCTGTTACAAAGGTACAAATATTTTCCAGTAATACCAAATAATAAGGCAACTATTTTTGGGTATCACTCGTTATTTAACTATTATTAGTAACACCAATAAATAAAAAGCCGTGGTTACTTTCACAAGCGGCCACGGTTGAGCATTATAGTACGAAAAGAAAGTTTACAGTTTCCTTTTTATGTATAGGAATATCAGATAAAGCAACGCCGCAATGCAGCATAATGAGACGGCGTATTTGACAACAGTACGCTTTCGGCTTTGTACCTGCTTCATGGCGGGCTGTTCTTGCTTGACGCGCTCCTGTACGCCGTTGGCTCGGACAAGGCTTGCACGGGTGCTGTCCTTTTGCTGCGATATGCCGTTGCGCCGTTTGTCGTTGTATGCACTTGCATAGCGATACAGCCTAACGCCTTGCAATACCATACGGCCGGCACTGTCTCTGTATATCGCGCCGCCGCTGTCAACAAATAGCACAGTCTCATAGGCAACACCGTATGCGTCAATCTCGGACGTGTCAACAACCGCATCACTTATATATACGCTGTCATACACTGTTTTTGTCGTATCAACACTAACGGTTTCCGTCACGGCCTTTTTCGCCTTGCAGCCTATTAGCAACAAAGGCAGCAGCCATATAATTGTTCGCTTCATGCTTCACGATACTTTAAGGCGTTAATACGATTGAGCCAACCGTTCCTGTATTTCCTGTTTGCAGGACGGCTTTTGCAAATCCTGTCAATGTAGGCTATACGCTCCGTTTTGAGTTTGGCAAACAACGTAGCCGGGTCTTGGCTATTGACCGCCGACAACGTGGCGTTGCCCACAATACCGTCAATCTTCACACCCAAAACCTTTTGCGGCAACTTAACGCCGTATGCGCCGCTCGCCCATACCCAATCCACCAACATTTCAGCGATGGACTGGCTAACTATGCTGTCGGCTTTCCACTTATCCCAAAACATTGTCTTGAGAACACCCAACCAATCGGCATAACGGATGGACTTCAGCCGCTCTACGGTCGGGCTTGGATAGCCCTTGCGTTTGCAGTATGCCGCATAGGTCGTGAGGGTAACGCCGCACATCGTAGCACCGCCCAAATCGTCCGGGTCGTTGGCAAAAGCCTTTTTTCGTGCTTTCTCAAAAAGCCGCTCATTGGTCAGCCCCGCGCCTGTCGTGCCCGTCTCAAATCTGATGACGAAAGGAACAAATACATTTACATTAGCCATATCAAATATAATATCAAATAAACAACACTCGCCAGCAAAGCCCCTGCGGCCGTCATGGCAAAATCTATCCAATCCCATTTATTGCCGTACGACTTATCCTTGAACTCCAAAACCGCCGCCGCGACAACGCCAGCATACAAGGCCGCCCACGGTGTCAGAGCGCAAAGCCCAACCACAAAGCCACCCACCAGATGTTTGTATCGGTTGCTTTCACGCAACCAATCATGAATTTTGTCCTTTATCTTCATTGCTGTTGTCCTTATCATTAATGCTGTTAAAACCCTGTTCCAACGCCTCGCCCACATCCTCATCCTTGCGCTTGGCGAAAGCCACGGCAAAGGCTTTCAAGAAATCGGCGATGCTCTTTTGCCTCACTTCGACCCCATGCAGGTAGAAGAAATGCCCGAAAAAACTTTTTGCCTCGCAAAATACGGCTACGACTGTCGCCGCCACACCTCCGTAAATGTGGCTCAACCCCACTGGCTCTATGGCCATACCGACAAACATACCCACGCATACCCATATAAGGTAGTCTATAAGTTTGTTGACGGTTCGGCGCAAAGCCCTTGAAGTTCGCCACCTGTATTGCAGCATCAATATCTTTTCGCCCTGTTTCTCCGCCTCCTTGTACCTCTTGCTGCTCTCGCCCCATCCAAAGCGGAAATCGGCAATCACGCATATAAGGATGGCGAGCAAAAGCCACCGGGCATCAACAATAATCATCACCAACTCATTGCTTAATATGGCGGTGGCTGTCGCTCTCGTCCCGGTGCGCATTACCGCGTCTTTTTCAAACATATCTTTTCTTGTTATGCAATTCGTAAACAATCTGACCGTCTTTTCTCTCGACAATAACCATATAGCGTTTGGCGAGAAAATCAAGCAAACCAATATCCAAACGGTCAAGTGTCAATATGGTTGCCTCGCTGTCAGTAGTCGTCATTCCGTATTCTCGTTAAAGTCCGTGTGCGTGTCCTGTACTTCCTCTTTATCGCCAGTACCTCGTAATGCCCTTTGATATAGACATACTTGAACTTGTCTTTGGCTATCATGTTCAACACCTTGCGCCTGTTGGCGTATTCGTTGCAATGCCGTAAGATACCCAAATATGAGTTTATGCTGCAAACGGCTTTCTTGATACGCTGTAAGTCAGTAGCCGCATTTAGTCGTCTGACCGCCGCGATGAAGTTTGTCATAACGCGGTTGCATACGTAAGCACGGTATGGCTTCACAATCACGCCCGTAAACTCAACACCCTTTTTGTAGTGCTGGAAATAGAACTTACGCTCATTGAGCTGCAAGCCTAATGCAGCCAATCTCATACGGATAACAGGCACTGCGTCAAGCAAAACTCCCTTGTCAGTGTGTACGGCATACATATCATCAACATACCGCCCATGATACACAATGCCTATTTTCTCGAAAAGCCAATCAACTACGTTAAGCAAAAAGTTCGCAAAGAGCTGGGCGAAAAGGTTGCCAATGGCCACACCTTTGCCCTCCCCATTAGTGAACAATGACTTGTTGGCTGGCAAATGCTCCCAGTAGCTCAAAGGGCTATGCCTTTCACAGTTCTTTTCGGGGCTGTGCAGAATTACCGTGCGGCACAAATAGCGCAAATCCTCCCTATCACCGCCCATGTAGTTCTTGACGACAAAAAGGTCAATCGCGTTAGCCAACAGTAATTTGTCAATGCTCATAAAGAAGCCCTTTAAGTCAAGTTTCATTATGTAGCAATCCTGCGTATAGTCGCCACTGCAAGCCTTGATGTCGGCTGTCAGCGTCTCAATGCCGTAAAGCTGCCCCTTACCCTTGCGGCAATTAAAGGTTCTTGGGCTGAACATCGCCTCGAAAAGCGGCGTTAGCCGCAACGCAATGTAGTGGTGGATAATCCTATCCTCGAAAGAAGCCGCAAACACTTCCCGATACCTCGGACGTGTCACGACAAAGCATATAGACTTTCCGGGCTGGTAGGTATGCTCGTTTATGCGGTCGCGCAAACCGATAAGGCGGCTCTCGTAGTCCATTTCATAGACTATCGCGCTTGCCGTTCTCCGCTTGTTGCGTCTGCAATCGAAGTACGCTTCCAAAAGTCCTTCTGTCGTTACCATATTATCTTCACGCTTTTTGCTTCCGTAAGAAGTGCTGAAACAGCCCTAACTCTGTTCTTGTTGCTGGCTTTAGTGTTGTTGTTCGCGTTGCCGTTGTTGAGGTTCAAGTTCCATGCGTTGGTCGCGCTGTACTCGGTGGCTCGCAATCTGTGGCGCATTGTCTTGTTCTTAACCGTGAATGACGGTACGCGCCCCATTTATTACGGAAAACTGCTCTCTTGGTCGGTCTTGACTTTCCAATTCCGGCTTACTCCTTATTCTTGCTTAAGGAGTTTTTCCACGCTGTGCTTTGCTTGCCTATCGCGTCCATAAGCTCGATGATGTTTGCGTGCCTGCTTCTTCCTTTTATCCACTGCCTTTCTCCTGCTTTTCTGATTAGCGTTTTCAAGACTTGGAATTTGGTCTGAAAGGCGGTCAAGTGTGATATTCTCACATCGTGTTCCCTATTCATGTATGCCGCCGCGATTTCTTGCAGCAAGTCCACCGCCACATGGTGCATATCCGCGCCAATGGTAAACTTGTACTCCCTCGGAAAGTTCGGCGTGATGTTCAATATTTCATCAAACAGTTTTTCGCAATCAAGGTAGATGCGCGTGTTAGACACCAACTTAACCGTCTCTGCCATATCTCCTCATAGTGGCACGGCTTCCGCCGTGCCAAAGGTTAAAGACTAACAATTAAGAAATAAATGCTGAAACAGCCCTAACTCTGCTCTTGTATCTGGCTTTAGTGTAGGTGTTCGCGGTGCCGTAGTTGAGGTACAAGTTCCATGCGGTGGTCGCGCTGTACTCGGTGGAAGTCCAGTACCACGTCTCTTGCAACTGCGTAGCTCCACTGATGAGACTTAACGCATAATTCACTTTCGTAAGGTTGGCGTATATCATCATCATTTCACCCAGTGAGGGCAGCCACCACTTTCCTGCCGTCAACCCTTTGCCGTTGGCGTTGGCTCTGCTGTACAGATTGCAGAAACCGGGCGCATAGCTTGCCGTGTTAGTAACCGCACTATCGGTAGATGCCGCAATTTGGCTTGCCGTGTTCGCCTTGCCTGCCCAGTCGGCGAAAGCCGTAACACGGTCGGTCGTGGTCTTGCCGCCACCGCTTACCGCCGCACTGCTCCACAGCAGCGTTTCCGTTGCCTCGGTCGGTGCCACCACAAGGATGTGCCCGCCCTCCACAATCACAACGCCGTCAGCCACTTCGCCACTTGTTTGTAGCGAAGTCCACTTGTGCGGCTTCACCATCAGCGGAAAATTGTCCGACTTTCTGTGATACATCACGAACACGCCGTCAAACATCGTGTTCAGATTTACGCTGTCAAGCAACGCCGCCTTGAGGTTGGCAAGCGTGATGAGCGTAACCTTGTTGTTGGTGTCAACCAACGGAAACTTCTGCGCCGTGCTTACGGTCGTTACTACCGTCTGCGCGCTCAATTTTTTTGTTTGCTTTACTGCCATAATTTTATATGTATTTTATGAGTTGTGATTTATTTAATTATTCGCCAGTCCAAAGCCCATCCGTGCAATACCAGTCACCAAACATAGACTTGAATTTGATTAGCATATTGGGCTGCATCATCCAATAACCATCATCGCCTGTATATTCCGCATTAAAATCTTCCAATGTATGCTCTATTGAAGTCCCGGACACAATATTGTATATGTTCTTTTTCACGTAAAGCATTTCTGGACTGCCAGATGCCTTGATATACGTTGTGTTCTTATCATAGCCCCAATTTGAGTTTTTGATGAAAAAAGAAAGTTCCAAGCCGTCATATTCGCTTGCTTTTGGCAATATAATATACTGCTTTTTCGTAGGCTCATTTATCAAATAGCAATTATACGGTTCTTCGTTCGGGTCTATGCTGTATGTGACTTCCGTTATTTCCCTTGTCTTGCCATAATATAGAGCCGCAATGAGAGTACCTGAAACCTTGCCATTGTTCACTACAATGTTTTCAAACGTTCCGGTCTTGCAGATAACGTTGCCGTCTTTCGCCTGAAACAGCACGTTGCCGTCACTGTCTTTCATGTCTATTGTCTCAACGCCCAAGTTCTTTACAAGCGCGTATTGCGACAACAGTATCTTGGTCGCCACAAGCTCGAATGTGTCGGCCAGCTTCCAGTAGCCGTTTGCGGTGTCCTTGCTGCTCGTGGGGTAATTGTCGGCGGTCTTTGTGTGGCTCGTGACGCATGAGTAATAGTTGCCGTCATACAGAACAACGTCTTTCCACTCCTCGCCATCGCCTCCGGCATAGAACGAGTAGCCAACGGCGCAATCGCTCCACGCTTGCGGCCCTCTCAATGCCGGGCCTCTCTCGCCGTCAAAGGCCGTTGATATGCGTATGACGCGCTTGTACTCCACGCTGTTTACGGTCGCGGTGTATGTCAGCTCCCCGTTCAAGTCCGTTTGTTTACGCAACTTGAAATAGTAGAAGAAACGGTCGCCGTCCGTGCTGAAGCCCCACCCCACCGCGCCGTCAAACAATGAGCTGCTGAAAGCGGAGCAATAGAAGTCATCTTGGTACGCTATCTGCTTCTGCCCCTTGTAGGCATCCACATAGACTTTTGCGATTTGGCCGACTTTCGTAAACACTATATCCTCGCCGCTGCCTATCACCGTAACCGCGTCCGCGCCGTCCGCTCCCCTCTGTATGAGTACGCCGTTTGTCACGGACGCTTGCAGGCTGACGGTCGCTTTCTCGTATGCCCTTACCTCATAGTAGGCGCGGCCAGACGGAACGCCGCCTTGCCCTATGAAAGCAAACGCCGCCCTTGCCGGTGTGGTGACGGCATTCATCACGCCGCCGCCATAAGACCGCAACGCCTCTATCACCTCTTCCGTAAGGGCAATCGCGTCTTGCGACACAAGCACAAGCACGGTGTTAACCGCTTCCTTGTAGCTGTCCAGCGCGGTCACAAGCCCTGCGGAGTTTGTGTCGCTGTCGCCGTAGGTGTCGAAGTTGTAATTGTACAAAATCTCGCCCGTGGAGGCGTTCAACACATACATCGTAATGCCCCTGTTCGCGCCGTCAAGTATCACCGTGTCATCGAACTTGACAACGGCGTTTGCGTTTCCCTGATAGTTGCCGTCACTGTCCGAATAGGCGGATGTGCTGACCGCCGTAATCGAATGGCAGTCAGCAACCCCTTTCCGTATGAACTTGACAAACCTTGTGCAACTTGGCCTGCTCATCTTGTCAGTCTTTTGCGGTTATTGTGACCGACACATCGCCGCCGGCCTGTTGGCAATGCTCCCTCGTGACGGAATAGCTTGCGTAGGCTGTCGTGCGGTCGGTGTTAAGATACACGCCCGCCGCGTCTTTCACCACGAAGTAGAAAGTTGTGCTAAGGGCTTTCGTGTTCGTGCCGCGCTTCACCACTTGCGGCGTATAGGTAACAGTCCCGTTGCCGCTCTCATCCTCCGTTATGGCCTCGTCCTCTGGGTCGGGGCAAGGGTCAATGTCGTAAGGGTCTGAAGCGTCCATAACGCCCTGTATGTCCTTGCCTATCTCCGTGCCGCTCAAATAGACGGTGACACGGTATTCGCCATAGGTCGTGATGTCGCTTGCGTTCACGGTCAAAGTCTGCGCCGTCTTGCCCGACAACGTTTTCCAGCCGCTCGCGCCCATCTTCTCCCATTGGTAGGTAAGGTTAGCGGTTAGCGTTACACCGCTTTGGCTTGCAAGTGCCTTGAGTATGCAGCTGCCGCCTTTCTCCGTGATGACGAAATTCTTTGTGTCGCCCGCCGCAATGGTCACGCGGTAGCTCGTGCCTGTGGCTTGCTGTATGGGTATTGTGTAGCTCGCCTGTATCTCATCGCTCTGTGTGCCGTAGCTCACTTTAGCAATCATCTTGACCACTGCGGACGCATACCCTGCGGCCTCGGCTATGTCGCCGACAATCTGCAAGCCGTAGTAAAGGTTATCGCCGCTTGGCGCAATCTTCTTGAACAGCCCCGCATACGTGCCTGTGCTTGTGTCGCCGCTCCACGTTATCTTCGTGCCGTTGAAGTAGAAGTCTATGCTGTCGGGCGTGGCCACTCCTTCGGCGGTGCGTGATGACGTGCAGACAAAGTACAGTATCGGCTTCGTGCTTGCGAAGTCGGGGTATATCTTCGTTATGTTGCCTGTCGTACCCTCGTACTCTTGGTAAATATCGCCGCTTGGCGACATGATGAAAGCCGTATAAGTTCCAGCCTTGCTTATGAACTTGATAGTCCTTGTTGTCGATGCGCTGCTCATGCCTGTGCCTCCTCGCTCTCATTGGTCGTAGCCTCGCCGTCCGTGGCGGGCGTTTCGGTCTCTACGGTTTCCGCCTCTTCCGTCTCGGTCTCCGTGTTCTCGTAGGTGGCGGTCTTGAAACGGCTGTCGGTAGCCAGCGGCAAAGGCCGTACAACCGTGCCGTCCTGTTCCTGCTTCGCCTCGCGCGGCGTAAGCGAAATGCCGCCAATCAGCGCAAGCGTTTCTTGCAGCTGCGTGAGCGGGCCGAACTTCAACATATCCGCTTGCCACAACAGATAGTTACCATCACTGACCGTGTTGCGGTCGCCTTTCAGTTGCAGATATTCCGCAACCAAAGGATTTGCCTTAATGTATCTTGCCATATCTTTATGTGATTAAAAAATTACTTTATCAGAATAACGTTGTCCGCGTCGTCAACGAACACCGCGCCATCGCTGTCCTCCCACGCGCAAGCGGGGCCAACGTCCTTTACATTCAATCCGTAAACCGCCCCTAACGTGTCGCTCATCTTCGCCGTTGACAAAGAGGGTGTCATGCCGTGGGCTATTAGGTCGTAGCTCAATGTCCCGGTCTTGTTGGTGGCAACGTACCACAAGGGCAAAAGCTCCTTTTCGGGGTCGCTGATGTCGCCGTTGGTGTCCCATATCTTGGCTTCGGGCGAAATCGCCATCAGTCCCGCCGGTATGTTCGTGGGCGTACCCGCCATGTCAAACTCAAACTTCGGTATGCGCCTTACAAACGCGATTGTCGCCTGTGGCGAGTTGTCGTTCAGTTCCACGCTGTCGGGGTCGCCGCCAATGTCGTACTTCGCCCTGCACCGCAAGTAAAGCTCCGTACCCATTAGGCTGCGGTTCACGGTGCAGCTCGCCCCGTCTGACGCTACGGCGACATCGTAGTCCAGCGTCTCATCCGTTCCGACTTCCGACCATGTATTGTCATCGCGGTATTTCTCCCACACAAAGCTGCGTTTCTCTGTCGGGCATTCTTCCGCTCCCAAACGTAGGCTCGCCGTAACGGTCTGCGTGTCGGGGTCTGTCAGAGGGTTGTATATGGTCTGCTCCGCCGCGTCAAGCACCAGCAACGGTATGTACTGCGTGGAGTTCTTGCAGCGTATTTGGTAGCTCTGCCTTATGACGCTGACTTGGCTTGTGCGGCTGTCAACATATTCCGCATAGAACAAAAGATTAAGCGGTATCTGCGGCTTCGCATTCTTCTTTATCTTCAAACGCCCCGCATTGTCGCCGCTCTGCGTAATCTCATAGTCGGTGTCGGACGTGCTTATCAATGACTGCACGCCATCTACAATCTCGTACCACTTGATGTTTGTAAGGTACTGGTTCACGTTGCCAGCCAGCAGCACATCGTCCTTATCCAACCTGCCGACCACCGGCTGCAAGGTCAGCGGCGTTAGCGTATAGTCGGGCGTGAACGTGTCGCTGTCCGCATCATAGCTCTGCGTGTCCGGCACACTTCCCTCAACGGACAAACACACATTGAGCTGCAACGGCTTGTAGTTAAAATCAAATCTTCTTGTTTTCATATTATCGTCTTATGAATATTCGTAACTCACGCTGTCGGCGGCGGTCTCCTCGCCCATGCCGTCACGCAACACCACGGTAGCGGTAAAGCGTATCACTTTCGGCATATAGCCGTTGAAGTCCATGTCCTCGCTTGTCAACGTAATGGACTTGCCGGAATTGGCCTTCTTTATCGCCCACGCATTATCAGACGCCACGCGCTCCACGCCGTCCGCGTCCTCACTGTACCTCACCCACTGCACATCCGCGTCCAGAATGTCGGCCGTCACGTCAATGTTGTACAACTTCGCCACAATGGTAAGCGTGATGTTTATGTTGTCGGGGTCTATCAGGTTTTCGGGTTCGGCGAAATCAACCGTGAAGTCGGGGTTGCCCTCAATCATCGCCCAATCGGTGTTGTTCCACGCGGGGGCGGTGTCCGTAAGGTTCTTGCAGCAACGGTACTTGCACCCCTTGTACCACACATCAGATGTTTCGTACTCTCCTGTTGAGGGGTTCTCGCTCTCGCAATAGTACAGACCGCCGCTCACCCACTGCCCACGGTCAACGTATGTGGGGATAATCTTGCCTGTCCACTTGTTCAACCGTATAGTGTCCATCGTGACGATGCCGGGGATGTACATATAATCCAGTCCGTCACGCAACGGCAATGGGTTTCCGTTCTCATCGGTAAGCTCCTTGACGAAATCGGGCAATGTGCCGAATGTCGCGCCATAGTTGGATTTGTCTATTATCGGCTTCGTTACGCCCGTGAGCTTCACGATGCGCCCCTCCGTGCTTGAGAGGTAGAGACAGCTCTGCCGCGTGGTGTCCGTCTGGTTGCCCCACCGCGCAATCTTCATCATCTCGCACGGCGCGTAGTTCTTTCCTGCCGGTGTGTCCTCATCGGGGTACGCCGTGACCTCTATGTAGTTGTTGGCGGTATTCACGCTGTTTACCCTAAACCACGCCACATAATAAGTTCCGCTGCCCTGCGCCAGCGTGTTGATGATGCCTTTAAGCACATTGTTCTCCACTTGCGCCGTGAAGTAGCCGTCCCACTTACTCTTGAGGTGCAAGCCATAACAGCTGTCGCCCAAGTCATCAACGCTTTCTATCGTGTCGGCCTCGGTCAAGAGCTGGTCGCCCTCAATGGCCGAAAGTCGGTTAATGATAAGCTCCAAGCACTCAAAATAACTGCGCACTCGCAAACTCTCGACCTCGGCGTTGCCCTGTTCGTCAATCCCTGCGCCTGTTCCTGCATACAGAGACTTCACGAACTCGCCGAAATGCGCCCCGGTCTTGAACGTGGCGAGACCCAACGCCGCCAATCCCTCGTTAAAGGTTATGTAGCCGCTGGCGACATCGGCGACAAGACGGCTAAGGAACTTCTCGAATATCGGGCTGTCGGGGTCAAGGTCATAGGCCAAGTCGGCGTATGCCGCGCGGCTCGCCATCCCCGCGCGGTTGGCGTATTCGGCCTGCTCCGCGTACTCTGCCTTGTCGGCCTTCGCCGCGTGCTTCGCCTCCTCCACCGTCTTGCCCACATAGCTGTACAAAGAGGACGAGACACTGCCACCGCTGCCGCTCTTCGGCTTCGCTATTTGCTTTACGTCAATCATGCCTCAATCTCCTTTAACGTCAGTTTCGCACTGCCATCGATGAGGTTGCGCCCAATGCCCTGCACATAGAAACTCTTGCCTATGGCAGGGTGCGTATAGTGGTTGAACAACCCTATGCCGCCATCGTCCACCAAGTTCTGCTCCATGATGACGCGCGGCGCGTGGTATTCGTTGTAATAGCTATCCACATAAAGCTGCTCGGCCTTCGCCGTAACCTTTTGTATGCTGTCGTATATGGTAAGAACGCCGCTGTCCGTCAACGTATTTAGCGGCGTTGACAACTTCACGCCGTTAGACACGCCAAGCTCCTTGCACTCATCAGACGTGAGGGCTGAACAAACCTTGAACTCCAAATCATCTTTCTTGTTTACGAACTTCTCCGCTGTGTCGCTCATGTAGATTACATCGTTGTCGTCCTGACCTGTGTTGACTTGTCCGTTGTCGCTGTAAACCTTGCACTCAAACTCCTTGATGAATATGCTGCTTATGTGCGCCAGCAAAGGCACTGTGCTTGAACTCCATTTCGTGTGCCTAAACCAAGTCTTGTGCCGGCGCGTTATGACATCCCAAGTGGTGTTGACCGGGCCAAGTATCTTGAACATTATCTGGCCGTTCACGTTGTCGTCTTTCTTTATGGGTATCGCTATGCCCTCGGCATCGATGCCCATAGTGTAGCTTATGTTGTTCTGCAAGTCAAACTCCGTACCTATCAGTTTGTCGCCAATCTTCGGGTCAAAGCCTATGGTGAAACACTGCTGGTAATACTCATCCTCATCCGCGCACTGCGCCAGCGTCTTGTAGGTCTGCCACGTAAAATCACTCGGCTGTCCGTCCGTGCCAGTCTCCACAACGCACTTGTCGCCTATCACAAGCATACAGGCCAACACCGCTATCTTTGAAATCTGGTCGGTGCTGTCGCCTATCGCGCTATACTTGAACTCGTATTCCTGCGGCCCCTCGCCAGTGTAAGGCGCAAGTCCGTCCGCGCTTGAGTACTCATCCCACGTAGGCGTGTCCGTGGGCTTCTCGGCTTTCCAGTACTTGCGCGTGTAGTAGCGTCCATCGCCGTTGTTGCGGCTCGGCACAGTTTTGTGCCAAATGGCGGAAAAAGACGGAAATACAGTACCTCCTATTTCCGCCACGCCTATGATGTAGTTCTTCCAGTCCGTGCTGTTGTGCAAGTCCTTGTAGTCGCCAGTCATGTGCATTATGGGGTTAAGCACAATCTTGCCGGAGAACACGATATAGTTTGTGGTGTTATCGTCTGACGGCGAGAACACGCCGCGCGCGCTGTTGCCCGTATATTCGGCGTAAGGTATTCGCGCCTCTATGTCGCTCACGCCGGGGTAGGTGTTAGTCTCGTCATTGTCAACCTCGTTGCCGTTCACGCTGACGACCAGATAGTTTGTCATTGACACTTTGGACGTGGGCGAGTTGTCGTCTTTCGCCGTGTTCGTCTGCACGCTGCCGAAAGCGAGCAACGCCGCGCCGGGCGCGCCAGACAAATAGTTCGGCAGGGCCTGTTGGTTTATTCCTTGACTGCCGAAATACTCTATCAAATCAAAGCCTCCCGTCCACGGAAACTTCCACAATGCGTTCTGCATCACCCGCACATACCAGTTCGTGATAGCCCCAGAGCCGTAGTTGGTGCTTTCGTCATGGCACATGGCGTAAAAGGCGTTGTACGCCGACTTTCCCTCGCCGTCCGCCGAAAACTCCGTGCAATACAACTGCTTGCTGTCGAATGGAGAGGTCAGCAAGTCGTCATCCAACGGGCTTTCAATGACATTCTCCACGTCCTCAATCTTGCAAGTGAGCAAGAGCTGGTTGTAAACCTCGCCTATGCTAATCTGCGTGTCCGTGTCGGCCACGTTGCCAACGGTCACGGCAATGGCGCACCTCTCGGTCGTGCTTGTCGCGCCGCCGTTGTTGAGGTCTGCCCACTTGATTGCGTCCGCGCTTTTCACCGTGGCCCAGTCGAAGATGTAAAAGTTGAAACCGTCCTGCGCGATGTGCAAGTTAAGGTACTTGAGTAACGCCTCCAGCACTTCGTCCTGCTGGCATACATCGTCCTCCTCATCGCCCAAGAAGAGCAAGTCGGATATGGAAATGTTCTGGAACACGGTGTAGTTGCTACCTCCGCTATTGTTCACGCCCTTGCTTCCGTCATACAGATACCTTATCGAGCTGCCGCCCACAATATCCAAGTCGGAAGTGACGTTGCCCAAAATCTCCGTCATTATCTCACGGAACGTGCGCTGCGTGGCCTCGCTCTTCACCACGTCATACAGAACGCCTGACGCTCCGACATCCTTGTATTTGGAATACTGCAAAGCCGAAAGTGCGTCAATGCAGTTAAGCTCTATCTCATCGTACAGCTCGTTATATGACTGTGAATAACTCTGCGGCTCAATGTAGCCGGCGAACACGCAAGCATCGCCCTTGTATATGTTCACCACCGCATCACGGCATGAGGTGCAAAAGAAATCCTCCACGAAGTTTCTCGCCAACAGCCTTATAGATGCGGACGACCGCAACAGCACATCGAAAGTGTCGTTTACCTCGCTTGTAATCTCGCAAGGGTCGTCCGTGAAGAAAAGGTCTGCGTCATCGCTGCCCCCTATCTCCATTTCCGTAGTGCGGTCTTGCTTGGTGACGATATGCACCGTGACCGTCTCTCCGCGCTGACTTAAAAAACTTCCGTGTATGTACATCGCCTTATATCTGTATGTTCGTTTTCCTGCCGCTCTTGCTGCTCACCCTCGTTTCGTTGGCAAGCACGCCGACAAGTTTTCTGCCCCTTACCTCCATACGTATGTTTCCCGCCGCCGCGCCCTGCGGTTGCAGCATACCGCGCAACTTGTCTAACGGCGCAATCACTTCCGGGTTGTTGCTCGCCCCCGAATACTCACCGACAAGTGCCAACGTAGGCCCGGACACGATGCCGCCATTTGCAAAAGGTATTGCGCCAACGGCTTGCACCATGGCCGTTGCCGCCGCGACAAATCCAGCCGCAATGCCAAACCCCGCAAAAGGTATGGACGCATGGGCGGCAAAGTACATTGCGGATGCAAGCTCCATATAGCTTGCTGTCGCCAATTTGTTCGCGGCAACCACGGGGATTGTCGCCGCTGCCGCCGCCTCGGCCACTCCTGCCTCTGCGCCCTGTGCTGTTGTTGATGCAGTCGTTGCCGCTGCCTCGCCTGTCTTTGCCGCTGCGTGTGCGCTTGTCGCAAGTGTAAGCGTCTGTATTATGCCGACAATCGTAGAAATGCTTTCGTACAGCTGTATAAAGCCGTCCACGACCGCCGTAATCTTCTGCCATGCGTTGCTGTCGCTCTCCAGAGCGTCCGTAATGCTGTCTATGCTGTCGCCAATGCCCTTAACACCGCTCCAACCGCTTTGCAGAGTGTCGAAAGCCGAAATAGAAGCCTTGCGCCACCGCTCATAGGTGACTATCATGTCCTCTATCTCCTTGCGCTGTCCGTCCGTCACGGGGTTCTGCGTGTCATCAAGCATTTTCTGCAAGTCGCGGATTTTGTCAGTGAGTGCGTCAAAACCGATGCCCCTTACTTTCATCTTGAACTCCCTGCCAGAAAGTGCGTTTATCTCCGCAATCTCCCTCTGCATCGACGGCAGTTCCATTCCGCGCTGCATCGCCTCGCGCTTCGCTTCCAAAGCGTCAATGGTGCGTTGCGTGTTCTCAATCTCGGCGGCGGTCTGCTTGTTCTGTAGCTCTTGGTAGTGGCTTATCGCCTTATCCAATTCCTCAAGCGTGTTAAGCTCCGCAACCGCTCCGGGGGTGTATGTCTCTTCGGCTTCGCCCTTGAACGCTTTAAGGCTCGCCGTTGTCTCGTCAATCTGCTTTTGCAACGCCTTGTAATCTTCGGGCGAAGTCGCCGCTTTTTGCTTGGCTTGCAGCACTTGCAGGTTGTTCTCGTAGTCGTTGACGCTCTTTGGGTCAACAATCATCGCCTTTGTGCTGTCCGTGCCTTTGAGCTTGTCGAAAGCGGCTTGTGTTTCCTTTATCTTCGCGCTCCAGTCCGCGTATGCTTGGCTTGTCATATCAACCTTTGCCCGCTGCTCCTCATAGTAGCGTAGGTTGTTCTGATAGTCCGCTTCGGACACGGGCGTTCCGATTTCCGCAAGCGGTTTCTCCTTGCTTGTCTTTGCAGAGCCTCCCGACTTCGTTGTTGTCGTAGCGGGCTTGTAGGTGGTTTCCGACTGGAAGGCCGCCACTTTCTTTGAAACCGTGTCTATCTGACTGTTGGTGTCCGCCAACTGCTTGCGGTCGTTCTTCTGCTCCGTGGAGTTGGCACGCCACCTTATGCGGCTGTAATGGTCGTTGTAGCTTTTCGCGCCCTCCTCGTTCAACGCCCACCGTCCGGCACGATTGACGTACATATACTTGTTGTGCGCGTTCTTGTCGGACAATGTGCTGAAATACTCATCGTCCGTGCCTATCTCATCACCGGCTTTCTTGGTAGGCTTCTTGTGACGATTTTGTGCGTCTTGGTCTCGCTTGTTTATGCTAAGTTCCAAACGCAATTTCTGTTCGTACAGCTCGGTCAATACCGCCGCGTCTGCCGCCGCCTCGGCGCGTTTCTTGAACGCCTCCTCCACCTTTGACGTGTTCTTTACAAACACATCTTCCGCGTCCTTAACCGAATTGACGCTAACGCCCAAATCGCCAAACGCGGTTTGGTTCTCCTTTATCCATGCGTTCTTCTGATGCTCCGTTGTGAGTCTCTTCCATGCGGCTTGCAGCTCTGTGTATCTCGTCTTGAGTTGTCCGTAAGTCTGTGCGCTTGTCTGCTCGAAAGTCTCGGCGGTCTGCTTGGCGGCTCTCTGTGCGTCAGTCAGTCCGTCCGTGAGCTTGTCGGTTTGCGTGTCGCTGTCGTCCATCGCGTTAAGCAACGCCTCGACCGCCATTGTGAGTGCCGCCACAACGATACCCACACCAGTAGCGACCATCAGCCCACGTATCGCCATTTTCAGAGCCGTAAGCCCTGCCGCCGCCCCATAGCCCGACACGCCCAACGCCGTGTTCGTGCCTATAACGAACTTCGCCGTAACGTTCCACAATATAGTTGCGGCGTTAAGGGCTTTCAAAGCAATGGTTTTTATTTTTGTCGCGGCCGTGGCAAACGACAAACTTTTTGCCCATTGCAGCATTGAGGATGTGGCGGTGTTAATCTGCAAGGACATTAGGACTACGCCCAAAACGCCAGTGGCGGTGTTAAGTGCGGGCATGACATTAGACACGATTTCGCCCATCTGCACTTTCCACCCTCCAAACTCATTCTTTATCTGCTTTATTTGTCCCGCTTTGGTGTTAGCCAAAGCCTTATTCATGTGTCCTACATTGTCGGTTATCACTTGCGCCAATGTAGCGGCTCTCTCCTGCTCGTTGCCGAATTTCAAGACCTCGCCCTGCGCCTCCGTGAATATGATACCCACACGACGCAATGCCCCCGTCATCCCGGTCATGGCCTTGCCCATAAGGTTTGCCACGTTTACGGCATCGCCCGTCTCGGCGTTAATCCCTCGCTGCTGCACAACCAAGTCATTCATGGCAGGTATCAGCTTTTCAAGACTTGAAGAAGTTTTAAGGAAAGTCGCCAACTGCTGCGCCCCCGCACGTTGCACAGTCCCGCCCAGTACTCCTAATTCAGTTTGTGCGCTTATAAGACGGTTTACGCTGGCTACTTCTTGGTCTGTCGCCGTCATACGCTGACGCATAACGGTAACTAACTTCGTCTTTTGCTCCTCACTCCTATAATAGCTGTCCGCAAGTCCTTGAAGTGAGTTTTGCAGTTCCATGATAGCGGCTTGCGCATTACGGATGCCTGTTGTAACGGCGGCAAAATTGATGAGCGAAGATTTAAGTTTGTCCGCTTCAACAATATTGGCGGACATGGCCTTTTTCAAGCCGTCCGCATCTTTCGCCAACACCTTGAAGCTGCCATCGTTTTGCAACTTAAACGTTATAGATATGGTACTGTTCGCCATAAACTTAATACTTTTCGCCCAATTTCGCTATCGCGTCTTTCATACGCTGTTGCCTTTCCTCCGCCGTTTGCTTGCTTCGGTCGGCTGTTTTTCTCTTGTTGTCCCACGCAAACGGCAAAAGCCTGTTCGGTGTTATTTTGTTCTTGACGTGCGGCTGAATACAAATTGTTGCAACCATCCGCGCTTGCTCCCATCCATTCCTGTAGTCAAACTCCCGTTGGTCGTGGTACGCCTTGCAGACCGCCTCGAACTCGTCCGGCGCAAGGCCGCAAAAGTCGTCAAGCGAAAGGCGCACACACCCCAACGCGAACCCTAACAAGTCATAGATGCCTAACTTTTTTTTTCTTCAGTCGTACCGCTTGCATCCGCATCCTTTTCATCCTGCAACGACTGCGCCCACTCGGTCATGTCGTCTGGGGTGATGCAATCTGCGAAGTCCATAAGCGACAATCCGAAATCCTTTCCGTCATGCTTTGAAGCTGAAGTGACGCAACACCAAAGATAGGTACATAAATCAGAAAAGCTGTCGGCCTTAATGTCCGTGACCTCGCGCCCAGTCTCACGCTTGAAGCGAAGCATTGCCCCCATCGTAGGACGACAGGGGAACACTTCACCGTTTATGCTTAATTCAACCTTTTTCATCCTGCGCGGTCATTAGGCGGTCGCATCGCTTGCATCGTCAGCGAAAACGGTTTCATCGAGCGTGTCAGGCTCACCGTCATTCTCCAACGAAAGGCTATAAGTAGCGTCATCTTGGGCTGGGTCAACGCGCTCAAGAGAAGAAATCACGAAATTGCCCGCAAGATATGGGGATGTGCTTGTACCTCTCTCCATACACTTAATAGCAACGCTCTTACCCTGCTTCCATGCAGAAAGCAAAGTCTTGTAGCCGCTTTCCTCTTCTCCGCTGAAAACAAAGCCCTCGGCGGAAATGCTGATGCTAAGACCAGTAACGCCCTTTTGTTTCCAAAGACCAGACGATTTGCCCGCACTTGCCGCTGGCTTAACGGCGCGGTCTTTGGTCTCGCTGTTCATCGTAGTTGTGTGTGTGGAGCAATGACCAAAAGCCTTGCCCGCAACATACAGCAACATATCACTACCATTACAATACATACTATCTTTATTTTAGATTTTAACGTTAAAACTCAACAACTGCATAAAGGCATCATCTTCATAGCTTTCTTCGCTATCCGTAAGTGTGCAACTGCGCATAACCAAACCGTCTTTTTCACCCTCGGCATAGTCCAAAGCGGCGCGTACCGCTTCCGCGAGTTCCACACCCTCGGCATAGGTCGCTGTGTAACACACAACATCCATTTGCACAGTGTCCGCTCCCGGTTGCTTAGTCTTTGTAGGCTTGTGTTCCAACGCCGCCCTACGATAGACTATGTACGGCAAAACCGCCTTGTCCGTTACAACCGGGTAGATGTTGTTAGTATGTTGTACCACCTCATCACTCTGTAAAAGGATGCCGCGTATGATAGCACCGGCACTTAATGAAGTCTTATTTGCAGCCATATTTCTTTGCCATTCTTATAACATTGTCCGTAAGTTCGTTATGTAAGTTTTCTGTAACCTTATTCATTGTTTCAAGTCGTGTCTTTGCCATAAAAGCGTACCGTTTCATCCTACCTGTGGAATGGCCTTTGCGACTGCGCGTATAAACCTTTGTCTTGGTTTTAGTGCGCCTTTCCTCTGTTCCATCCTCGGCCCAAATAAGTATGGGCTTCTTCAAGCCGCGCCTGTTGGTATGATAACCGGCTTCGCCTTTTCCGTTTTTATTTGCTCGCTTAGTTCCGACTGTTACTTGAAATCCGGCTTTTTTCTTCCAAACGATTGCCCTAACACCACGTTCCATGTCCTTATCACTCCTTATGCTCTTGCGTAAGTTGTTTATGGCTGTCTTGCGTACTGTGTTAGCCTCGCGCCTAAACGCCCCTTTGAGTGTCCGCATACGCTGCTTAACATCCATTTCAGCATACAAGGCCCGTAGTTTCGTATCATCGTAAGAAAGGCTTTCCATAACTCACTATTCGTTCACACGTTCACAAACCAAAGTGTTGTAGCCTTTATCGATGTTAGGTATTATGTTGGTGACTGTATAAAGATTGCCGCCCAACTGCTTAACCCTCCAATTCTCTTGTATGGGGTGTGCGTTCCTAATATTGAACTCGGCTTGGTAATCGGGGAAATGCTCGCCTACTTCCTCACTGCGGCTTCCGCTCTGCTTCACACGCTCTGCGTTTACAGTCCGTGTCAAAGTCCATGCTACGGTTTCTGCTCCGTAGTCATTGGTTGTGGCTTCAGGCTGCAACAGTTGCAGCTTATACTTCATCCGTCCCGCTATCATCGCTCACGAGTTTTCGATAAGGCTTAATCAAGGCCTGTAGTGCATCCGGCACGGTGTGCATCTGCACGCTGCTGACGCTCTCACGCTGGTTGTACCAATGCGCCCCCAACATCATAACGGCGTGTTTGAGAGTGGCAGGAAACTCGCCGCCGCCCATTTCCGTTAATTCCGTCTCGGTGCGGTTGGTCGCCGTGATAACCGCCAACTCCGCCGCATCCAAAAGGTGCTGCAAGTATGCGTCATCGTCTGCGAAATCATCAGCCCTAACGTGCTTCTTGAAAAGTGCCAAATCCACTACTGCCATTGACTAACTAACCAATCATTTAATCTGTGCTACATATCTGCCCTTATGCGGTCTTGACCTTGCCAAGCACAAACGCCTCCTCGCGCAACGTCACGGTCGCGAAATTGGCGTTAAGCACAAAGTCCACAGAGTGCTTGCGTGCCAGAGTGTATGGGTCAACCACGAAGTCCATGTTTCCGAAGAAACCGGCGGCTTGGTAGCTCCAATCGCCAAAGCCGATGTTGCCCTCGCCGATTACGGACGTGGTGAACACTGGGTGCCCAAGTATCATGTCGTTCTCACAGAGGAAACGGCCGCTGCCCGCGTCAATCTTCACATCCTCAAGCTCGGCCTTCATGTCCTCGGTCATCACCCAACACGGGGCAATCAGCTGGATGCCTGTCTTAAGGATTTTGGCGCGGAGCTTCAAAAGCTCCTTGCGCGTGGGAAGTTCGCCGGCAAACTGCGTGGCGTTGGCCGCTGCCGCAACGAATGGGCCTACAACCTTTTTCGCCGTGCCGTCCTCACCGTTGGCCTCGGTGGTGAAAAGCACCGCGTTAATGCAGTCGGCGATTGCCTGCGGCATTTCCTCGCGCACGACACCTTCAACGATGCCCTCGGACTGGTCTAACTCTTCCTTTGTCAAAGGAATTGCGATACCCAGACGATAGGGTTTCGTCTCAAGTTTCGAGAAGTCAATCTTGCTGTCCGCAAGTGCCATGGCTTCATCAGCGAAAGTGGCAACAGCTTTGGTGTGCTTGGGCCAGCGGAGCGTGCCTGTAAGCCCTGTGCGGATAGTCAGACCTACCTTGTCGTAGATAAGCCCCTCGCGCAACGGCTTCAGCATTTCCTGCTCTTGGATAGGGATAATGCCCGTACCCTCAAGCGCGGCGGTTGTCTGAATGTCGCGTTGCAAGACAACCTTTGCCGTCTTGCCGGCATAAAGAGTTTCGCGCAACTCCTTGTCGGGGTTAATCTTCACTTCCACAAGCGGAGTGTTGGCCGCTTGCAGCTTCATCTGGAGCATTTGGTTCTCACGCACAAGGGCCTCGTACTCTTTGTTCTCGGCCTCGTTACGCTCGCGCTGCTCCTTTTCGCAAACATCCGCAATCTCATTGATGCGGTTGCAGTTCGTCTGATGCTTGTCTATCAGCTCGCGAACATTTACCTTTGCTTTGTTCTTGTTCATTTTGAAACTGAAATTGTTAAACTTAAATTATGCTGTCAGTTGCAGCGCGGCGCATTTCGCGTAACTGCTCCTGCATTTTTTCCTTGCCCCCATTGTCAGGCGTTGTTGTCTTTGGTTTCTCCGTCTCTCTCAACTGCGCCGCAAGCTCCCTCGCCTCAACGCTCGTATCGGGATATGCCGGGTCTGCCGCCAGCGTAAAGTCATACACACCAGTAATGACCTTGATACGGTATGTTATCTCGGTCATTCCGTTTACCACATTCGCGCTTCTCTCCACGCAAGCGTCATCATAGTAGCGTGTCGTGAACGCGAAGCTGCAACCGCTGATGTCGCCGCGCTTCACCAATTCCAAAGCCTTGTCGCCGTCAACGGTGTTGGGTGCTTCAAACTCAAAGCGCACTCCCTTGTCGTCAACCTCGTATGTGAGCGTTCCGACACTCTTGTTGCTACGCGCCAATATCAGCTGCCGGTCATGGAACATGGTCATCTTAATGTCTTGACCGTCCAAAAGCTCCTTTGTGATGGCTTCCTTGTCTATCACCTCCCTTGCCTCGCTGTCCTCATCCTGCCAGAGCGGCACGGACGGAACGCCAAACAGTATGGCGTAGCCTGTTATTACCCTGCTCGCTTCACCCTCTGCCGCCTCTCTGATATGCAGTTCCGTGGGCGTATGCAAAAAGCGTCTTACTATCGTCTCTTTATTCTTCATTGCTGTTTTCGTTTTTCGGGTCTGCGGCTTGCGGTTCGGTGCTTTGCGGCTCGCCCTCTACCACTTGGCCGCTGCTTGGACTTTCCGTGATGCTGCGCAAGTTGGCCGACACAAGCACCGTATCGCCGCCCTCCACTGGCGGCTTGTTTTCATCCTTGCGCCACTCGTTCACGGTATATATGCCTGTCTGTATCGTCTGCATCTGGTATTTTACCCTGCTGTCAAGGTCGCAAGCGTAAAGCCCCCTGCGGTCAAACTGGAACTTCCGCTTGCAGCATAGCGTCTGCGGCACAAGTTTCCTGTGCAGCTCGTTCTCTATCTTTCGCAATATCGGGTTAAGCGTGTTGGAAAGGAAAGCCACGTTGGCCATCTCCGCGCTCTTGTAGTTGTTGCTCGTGTCGTCAAAGACGAAAGACGGATGCACACCGAAGAAACGGCAAATCTCGCGCACTGTGAATTTGCGGCTCTCCAAAAACTGCATATCCGTGGAGCTTAACGAAATCTGCTTGAAGTCCACCTGACCGGGCAAACTCACAATACGCTCGCCGCCACTGAACTTGTCGTCAACGCTCGCCGCCGTCTTTTCCAGTTGCGCGTCTTGGTATTCCCCAAAGCCCGTGACGCTGTTTCCGTTGCTGATTATGCCGCGCACGTTGCCGCCGTTCTGAAAGCGGTTTAGCGTCTCTTTGTCGCCGCTCGCCCCTATGCTCAACGTGAGCCGCGCATACGCCAACACGCTAATGCCGTGCTTTCCGTCAATGGAAGTGCTTTTGATGTGTATAATCTCGTTCTCACGATACACGCCGTAAATGCCGTTCACTATATCGCTGACCGAATACGTGTCATTGTAGATGTCATGCGTGACCGTTCCCCTCTTACAGAGTGCCAGACGGTCTATTTCCATCGTGGCACTGTTATAGACCGGCACGATATAGGCGTTGCCCTCCAACAGCACGTTCTCAACGGTCTGCGCCCAGAAATCAAAGGCACTCATGGCGTAATCGGGCTGCACGGTAAGAAGATAATGCAGACGGCTGTTTGTGTCCTCAACGAAAATGCCGTCTTTCAGCCGCATATACTGCAAGGGCAAGTTCGCCACGCTCTCACTCAACAGCTTTACGCAACGGTAAACGGTGGCAACGGACAACGCCGTGCTTGCACCGCCATAAAACAAGTCCGCATAGCCGCCTGTGCGCACGACTGACGGCGCGGCCTCCTGCGTGTCTGTCGAGGCCGCGCCACGTCTGAATATGTTTAAGAACCTATCCCAAAATCCCATAACGGCTATATTTTTCCCAAAGTTACGGCCTTTATCCAACCTAAAAAAAAGGCTTTTGGTACATTATGGCGCATTATGGTACATCGTGGTAGAATTTTAGTTTTTTATATATTATTTAACTTTGAGTTTTCATCGCTCGTATGAATAGAGCAGCCCCAAAGTCATTAACAGTGTTATCGTTCCGTCAATCTTCTTGTACTGCGAAATCTTCAACGGCTTCTTGTTCTCCAAATGGTCTTCGTCAATCATACAGTTGGTAAGGCAATAAACATTTATCGGATTGTCGTTAAGCGTGATGCGCGGCGGCTCTTCGTATGCCAACATCTCTAAACTCTCAACGGGCAAGTTGAAGTTGCCGTAAGTCTGGCTGTAAGGCAAAAGCACTCCAGCCGCCCCTGCTGCGATAAGGATATTCACCATGTCCTTTGCTTTCCATGCGTCGTAACCAATACGGATAATGTTAAGCACCTTTGAACGGCGCAATATATCATCCGCAATCATGCGCACGTCAATCCTGTTGCCTTTGCAGAATTTCAAATGCCCCGCCTCGTTCCACATCCTGTAAAGCTGTTCGTTGGGGTGCCCGTGCAACGCCCCTATCGGAAAGTAATAGTCCGTGTGCGAATAAAACCGCTTGCTGTCTTTGGCGTAGAGCGTGTATGTAACCGCACTGAAATCATCGTGAACGGAAAGGTCAAAGGCAATGGCGCAATCGGGATGCCCCGTAACGTGGTCTATGTCGAAATCGCCGACCAATTCTTTTGCTTTTTCGTATGTAAACCACGTTTTTCCCGTATTTATCGTGAAAAGATTAAGTAATTTCGTGCGAAAAGCCAGCATATTCTCTGCTGATAACTGCGCCTCCTTGTATTCCTTTTCGTAGAAATCGGGCTGTACGGTAATGCCCAAATGGGGCTGCACCTTTACCCACGTTGCCGGGTCGTCCTCCGCATCGTCAACATCGGGCATGAATATGGACGCAAAAACCGTGTCGTTCTCGGCTTCGCCCCTCAACACCTTTTGCACTCCCTCCAACTCGTGTGCGAATGGGCCGTCTATCACATCGCTTGCGGTGGTTATTATCACGGTCAACGGCTCGCGGCGCGGCCCCATAGAGGTAGTAAGCACATTCTTTAAGTCCGCTCCGTTCTTTCCTGCCGTGTTCCTCGCCTGTGCGTACTCATCCATTATCACGAGTGAGGCAAACAAACCATCCTGCGTTTTAGCATTGGCCGTCAAGCAACGTATGAGGCTGTCACGCCCCCTGTCCTTAAAGGTGATTTTCTCTCGGTTTACCCTAAAATGCTTCTCCGCCGGGTCTATATCGCGCATGATGGCGCGTATCTCGTCAAAGCATATCTTGGCCTGCTCGTAACTGTTCGCCCCAACGTATGCCTGTGCGTTGTTGTCGCCAAACAACATATCGTAAACCGCCAATGACGCTGCGGATGTGGTCTTGCTGAACTTGCGCGGCACGAATATGTACGCCGTCCTGCACAACCTCCGCCCCTCGCCATCAACAAAGCCGAATATGTTAGCGAACTGGAAAGCCTGTACTGGTGTCAGTTTATAGCGCGTCCGTCCGTGTGTGCCATTAAAGCGCAAAGTCTCATAGAACTTGAAAAACCGCTTAACGCGCTTCGGTCGCCACTCGTACAAGTCAAGCAATGCAAAAAACCGTCTGACCGCCAACAACTCATAAAGATTATGCTTGTCGGGGTTGTCTATCACTCCAAACACATAATCGCCTATCCGCTTATCGGTGTCCGCAAGCGCATAAGCATATCTGTCCGCATAGTCGAGACGATCTTTTATAAGCTGTTCCGCCACATCGGACTTAAATTGCCGCTCTCTCGCCTTTTCCTCCTCTGTCATTGCTCATCATCCTTAAAAGCACTGATAAAATCATTGAAAGTGTCGTTGTCGGTTTTCCGTTCCCTCGCGTCCGTATTCATGCCCAAAGCCCTTAATGCCTTTTGGCTCTGTCCAAGATAGTCCAGATAAAGCCTTTCTTTCGGGCTGACGCTCTCACGCTCGTTGCCCTCGCGCGAAATTTCCACATTGACCGCACTGTGGCTCTCATCGAAAATCTCATCAGCCAAAATCTCTGTCCTAACCAACAACTGGGCTACCACATTGACCTGCATAGATAGCTCGGCGGTGTACTTACCTTGCTTCTTCAACACCCTTACAATGTAGTCCTTTTTGTTCTTTATACGCTTGGTGAACGTTACTTTACCCTTGCCGTCTGCCTGCTCAATGGCGGCTTGTGGCTGCATCGGCAATGACCTATCAGGCGTTGCCGCCTCTATCGGCTGCTCGGCTGTCGGCACGGCTTGCAGTTGCACTTTCTCGCTCCATCCCCTCTTCTTTCCTTTGGTCTTAAGGTAGAATATCGTGGCGGTCGTATCGCCGCTGTTGATAAGTGCCATTAGCTTGCTCTCCACATAGTCTATCTGGGCTTCTATCGTCTCATCAATCCTTTGCCGGAACTCCGCATCATTCTTGTACCACTTGTAGTAAGTGGTTCTGCTGATGCCCGTATTCTCGCAAGCGACATACACAATGCCGCCCGCCGCTTTCAGATTGTCGATGCACTTTATCTTGATTTCTTCCATGCCTCTACTTTTCAAATGATTTTATGCCGTCAAAATATTCTTTGTAGAACTCGAACAGCCCCCTGTCTATCGTGATGCAGCCCTGCTCGGTTCTCGGATTTGTGCTTATGTTCGCACTGGTCTGTATGCCGAAATAGAAATTGTCGGCCTCGTTGCATCCTGCGTAAATCTTGCTGTGGTTCTTGAACACCGCCGCGCGCCCTGCTTCGGGGTGTGCCTCGTAGAACTTCTTTACCATTGCCCATTCTATTTTGTAACTGCCCGGAAATATCTCGCCCAGATACATATCAAGTTTATTTATGCGCCCTGTATCGTACCATTGCTGCAACTGCAAGATGTCCTCTGCCGCCATGCACCACGTGGAGCAAAGTACGAAATCCAAGTCATGCTGGTTAAGCACGACTTTAAGATAACTCAAGCTGTCAACATCCCCTGCGGTAATGAAGTTGTAGGTATGTCCGTCTTGCAGCTTTACATAATTCATCGCCTCAAGCAACTTGACTTCACTAAAAGCCCGGCGATACTCATACCTCTGCGAAAGCTCGGTACATTCCTTTGTTCGCCTATGCGCCCTTTTGCCGCCTACGGCGTTTTCCACGGTTTCATCTTCCAACGGCTCGGATGTGGTGGGTTGTTCGTTGCCGAAACTGCCAAAACCGCCAAATCCTATGTCGCCTCCGAAATTGAATAGCTGTCGTGCCATGTTTTTTTAGTCTTTTATTTTGTCAATCGCGGTGGGGCTTACTTTCGGGTCAATCCCCCACGGCCCAAATCCGCAATCCGCGTGAGAAGAAAGGTGGATGTGAGGTTTAACGTGGGTGTACCCCCAAAATAAAAATCGGCCCCGGCCTTGTCTCTTCGCCATCGCCTTTGCTCATTTCAAAAATTTATCTTCAAACCTTTTCAGATGCTCCTTTGCTTGCCGTTTCGCCTGTGCCTTGCCGCTTCTGCCCATCTCTGTGTGTGTCTTTATGTGGCATTCGTGGCATAGGGCTTGTAGGTTGTGGCTGTCAAACATAAGCAACACCTTTTCCCTGTATGTCAGTCCGTCCTCTACTGGCTTTATGTGGTGTACCTCCGTGGCGGCTCTTATTTGCCCCTGCGCTTGGCAACGCTCACATAATGGGTATGCCGTTAGTTTGTCTCTCCTTACCAGCAACCACCTTTCTGTGTGTATCAATCTATTGTAGTCCTTATCCTTTGCCATTGTTATATACTTGTTTTATGCTTATGCACCAAATATCTTAAACTATCCAACAAACTTTGCTGTACGCCTTTCTTGCTCTCCAATGCCGCTGCCGCCCTCTCATCAACAGTGCCGCTGCATATAAGCCTGTACACTTGCACCGGGTACTGCTGCCCCTGCCTGTGCAGCCTTGCATTGGCTTGTTGGTATAGCTCCAAATTCCAGCCAGTGCCAAACCAAACTATGTAATGCCCTCCTTGCTGCATATTCAGACCAAACGCCGTGCTTGCTGGATGTGCCAACAAAACATCTATCTTTCCGGCGTTCCAATCTCGTAGCTGTGCCTCACCCTCGTATGCTTCAACTTTGCAGCCTTTAAGTTTCTTCATTATTCGGCTAACATCATGCTTGTACTGATAGAACACCAACACACTGTTTCCGTTGGCGGCTTCTACAATTTCCGCCAACTTATCTAACTTGTCATCGTGGACTGGATGCACATTCCTGTCCTCATCATATATCGCGCCGTTGGCAAACTGACTTAACTTATTCATAAGCCCTGCCGCGCTGTTCGCCAATACGTTTGACGCCTCGCCTGTATGCAACTCTGCGAACTCCAACACCTTTTCACGCTCGAACTTTGTATAGGCTTTCATCATACTATCAGACAATACCACATTAACCGTGTGCGTCAGAATATCGGGTAATTGCAGATAGTCTTTCGCTCGCATAGACAAACATACATCGGCAATCTTGCTTCTTATGATTTGGTCGCAACCTTTCTTCACATCGCAACGCACAATGATATTGTTCCATTTGTGCGTTTCAAAGTAAGTCTCACGATATTTGGTTACAGACCTGCCCAACCGCTCTCCCATATCGATACAATACATCTGCGCCCATAAGTCAATAAGCCCATTCGGCGCAGGCGTTCCTGTCAATCCAACAACACGCCTGACTGTCGGGGTAGTCATACGCATAGCCTTAAACCGTTGGCTCTTTGAACTCTTGAAACTCGTAAGCTCATCTATCACCAACATATCAAAAGGCAAACAGCCTCCGTATTTTCCCACAAGCCAAACAAAGCTGTCTCGCCCTATCACATATACATCGGCCTTTGATGCCAAAGCCAAATTACGCTGCTTCTCCGTGCCTATCACCTTTGCGACTTTGAGGCTTATATGCCCCCACTTGTTGGCTTCTGTAGTCCACGTTGTTTCAGCCACCTTTTTAGGTGCGACAACCAGCACCTTGCCAATCTCGCAATCGTCAATAAGCTGCTGTATGGCTGTCAATGTTACCACGCTCTTGCCCAAACCCATATCAAGGAACAAACCGCAACGCGGATGCTCCAACACCCATTGTAGGGCTACTTTCTGATATTCGTAAGGTCTGTATCTCATAATACCGCCCTCCAAACATTAAGCAACTCATCAACTTTCGCCTTACTGTCAACGACTGAAACAATATGCCCTAATCTCGCCAGCTCCTCATGCCTCAACGCTTGCAGCTTCGTGGGCTTCTTGCCTTTACTCTTCAGCTCCACCCACATAACACCGCCCATAGGCATAAGGCAAACCCTGTCGGGGTAGCCTACCATGTTGGGGTTGGAATATTTCAGACACACACCGCCCATTTCCTTAACGCTGTCCGTCAAGTAACGCTCTATCGCCTTTTCCGAAACCTCGGAATGTTTTATTATGTTTGTTACTGCTTTCTTCATGTTCTTTTATGTTTGTAACCTACGCGCATGTACGCATATATGTGTGCATCATACGAGTTATGTGTGTTTTTATACCCTATTTCTATATACAACTATATTACTACCCATTTTTATAATATTTTGGTTACATAGTTACAATATTGCATAACCGCTTAATATTCAAGCCGTTTAACGCATAACTAAAAGCGTAACCGAATATTAGTGTTTTGGTTACAGCCACATATAATGTTAAACGTTGTTTCATTTTCTTCACATTTATTTCCGCCTCATTGTAATCAAGCATTTTAATTACAAAAACGCCGTTTATACGGTTACCTCTGTAATTATATGTCATCATCGTTGCTTTGATTAAGTCGGATAAATACCTTTTGAACACCATATAGTCTTTCGCTGTGCCTTGACGCACCGCCACGCTCCCAGTTAGGCATACCGTCTATAATCCTGCCTACCTTTCTCGCAAGATACTTGTATTCCTTGCTGTCTCGTGTCCGTCCTAACATCTCGCAAATGACCTCCGCCACGCACACCTTTTCACGCATCTGCGTTGCTTCAGCGTCTAACGGGTCGGGGTTCTTGATGTACGCTTTGCGCCTATCCAAATCGTAAGTACCCCAGTCTGGCGGCAACTTCATGTCAAGGAACTGTCCTACAAGCTCAATTAATGGGTCGTCTGCATTGTCATTGAAGTTGTCCTGCCGTTCCCTCGCTTCCTTTTCAAAGCCGGTAGGCAAATACAGTGCCTCACCCTGCCTGTATCGCATGACCGCCTCGGCCCATAATTGGTCGCGGTCTCTATCCAACGCTTCGCGCGGGTCTGCCACCCTGCGCAAGTCGGCATTAACCGCCATAACCCAAAAACGGCGGTTTCCCGTGTCACCTTTCAGAAAATAGGTTTCATTGGTCGTGCCACAAAACACGCATTGCCGCGGGTGTCTCTCCATCACCGTGCCATACGCCGGTCGGTAATTATCTTCCTGCCGTGCGATGTAGGCTTTCACCTGCTCCACATCGCTGCGCTTTATACTACCCAATTCGGGCAACTCTATGACCCAGCCTGTGCGTGCCTGTTCCATACCCGCCTTATCTTCCATTGTATATAGGCTGTCGCTAAACCACTCACCGCCCATCACACTAAACAGAGTGCTTTTGCCTATGCCCTCCGCTCCGCTGATAACAAGGCAATAATCATACTTGCAGCCGGGATGAAACACCCTCGCCACCGCCGCCGTGAAATGCTTGCGTGTCATCAGCCTGTTAAGCTCGTTGTCCTCCGCACCTACATAATTTATAATAAGCGTGTCAAGTCGTGGCTTTCCATCCCACACAAGGCTGTTAAGATAGTCACGGATAGGATGCTTCATATGCCGTGTAAGCACCGCCACAACAGCGTCTTTAAGTTTGTCCTTTCCTGTCAGTCCGTAGTTCTCTTCCATATAGACACGCAAGTTTGCATCGTCCGTGTTGCCCCATTGCGTGGCTTTCTTATTCCACGGCAAACCTCCGCTAACCATAGCAAAGCCGTTGAAAAGATTAAGCCAAAGCCTATCTTTCAGTCGTGGGTCGTTTTCCAATACGCAAATCATGTTGCCTATTGTCGGCTTGATTGTTCCTTTGCGGTCGTATTCCAAATTCTGCATCCAGTCAGTAGATACCTCCTTTTCGCCATCCTCGCTGTCTGGTACATCCACATCGGCAAAGTCATTGGCCACCGCTGCTTGGCGTTCCTTTGTCATCAGTATTCTAACGTTGCCGTCCGCAGCCGCCATATCCTGCATTTTCAGATAAGACGGCATCCGCGTAATGTCCGTTACCCTGCTTCCCTCATCGTGAACGCCGAAAAGATGAATACGGCAAAGGTCGAAGGCATTGCAAAGCTGCCTACTGGCTGGGTCTGTCTCGTGGTGTGAATAGGCAAATTTGCCCTCATAGCATATAAGCCCTGCCGCTACGCTGCCCAACTTATATGTGTATCTGTCCGGCGTTGCCGTAGGCTCGTACACATCGGATAGGAACTTTTCTATCGCATCTTCTATTGTGTACGCACGGCAAAACGCACCTATAAGTCCGGGCTTCCCCAACGGGTCGCCCGCTTTCTTTATCTCGTGTGCTATAATGTCGCCCTCTCTGTTCGACACGGGCCATGCGGAAACATCCTTAAAGTCCACATAACTGTTAAGCACCTTATCCACATCACAAGCGGGGCCGTCCTGCACCTCAAAAACAAAATCACCGTCCCTGCTTGTGCTTGGCCAGTAGAAAAGGCGCGGCAACTGATAGGTTGTTATGTCGAAAAGGTCAATGCCTATGGCGTTTGCTATCTTGCGGCATATCGGCTCATACTCGTTGGGCTTCACGTTCCTGCTGAACGGAAACACAAGCCTGTAGCGCGGCTTCTCTTTCGTGTGTTTGTGTGTGCTGTAAAGCATGGCGGCAAAGCCAAACTGGGTAATGAAATCATCCCACACATCGGGCGTTCCATAATCAATATCCAGCGTGGCGATACTGCGCCACATCACATTGGCCGTCTTGCGCGTGCCTCCACTAAGGTAGCCGCCGACAAAGCCGCCAACGTCCTTAATGCCGCTTTGCTCATCACGGCTCATTTTCGCATACTCTGCCACGCTCTCGCCCGTGCGCCTTGTTTCCGCGCATTTGGCCACAAGCTCGCTCCACCGCCATTGCTTATTCTTCCATTTTTTTGATAGTCGGCTGTGGGCGGTGGCTATGTCTATCAAGAAATCGTGCTGTAACTTTTTCATTTTAATAGGTTCTCTTGCAAGAATGATAGTATGTGTTTGATGACCTCAACCGTCCATCCGTTGCCTAACATCTTATACTGCTGTGTCTCGGACACATCCCACTTGTACCAATCCGGCACTGTTTGCAGTCGTGCGCACTCGGTCGGGGTTAGCCGTCTGACCCGTATGTTGCCTTTCATAATCACCAAATTGTTTTGTTCAAAGGCGTTGGCTGATAAGGTAGGCGACTTGTCAGAGAATACACCGCCATTGTTGTACCCTCTCGGCCTTTGCAAAATAAGATTGTCTTTGCCTACGGTCGTAAGGCAATTAGTCTTGCCCTGTTCCGGGCTTGGCTCAAACTTCGCCTCTTCACCTCGGTAGGCTCTGCCTCGCTGTGCGACACAGATTAAATCCATTTGCCCATGAAAACCTTTCGTGGATAGGCAATTAGCCTTGTCTTGTATCGTAGCCATCGCCCCCCCCTTATAAGTTATTTTCAGATATTCCATTGCTTTCCGTGATTAACGTTGTGCCATTCGCCCACGCTCCCTTGTAGGAGGTGGCTAAAAAGGCGTTGCTCTTGTCATCCGTGCTTTTGATGTTCTTTATAAGGTGGCTTGCTCCCCCCCCATTTGTCGGCTCGGTTGTTTCTATTAAGTCAGTCCAGTTTCGCCCACCCTGCCGTATAGCACCCATTTTCATGTCGTCCGTATGGAACGATGGGCCAAAGCCGCTGCCACTGTCATGCCTGCTTTTAATAATCGCCAACAGCCGCCTAACGGTTTCCTCTTTCAGGTAATACTTTTCCGCTACGCTATCTTCCAAAATGTCTTTCAAGAATATGCGGCGGTCTTTCGGCTGTGGTATGGCACTTTGAGGCACACCGAATAAATCCGCTTGCCGTGTCCGTATGTTAGTCCAATAGATGCGCTTTCGCACTTGTGCCGACACTAACGCACTGTTAATGTGAACTCCCTTAACGCCTATCGCCTCATCTATTACGTATTCCCACTGCCTGCCCATTTCCACGTTTTCAAGCAAGAAATACACTTCGGGGTTGCTTTCCTTGACCTCCTGCAATATCCGTATGTATTCCCAGAATAAATAACTTTGCCCCTCAAACTCGAAACCCGCGTCTTTCAATTCAAGGTATCTCGCCAAAGTGGTGACACACTCATTCTGCTTGGTTCTCATGCCGACACGTTTTCCTGCGAAACTGAACGACTGGCACGGACTGCCGCCAATAAGCAAGTCGATACGCCCCAAAGTCCGTGCGTCAATCTGTCTTACATCGCCCAACTGCACGGTGTCTGGAAAATTGTGCATCGTGTTATGGATGGCGTATTTGTCAACCTCGCTTGCATAATATCTTTCTATGGTAACGCCCAATTCCTGCAATGCAATTCTGCCACAACTCATGCCGTCAAAAAGACTTAATACTATCATATACGGACTATCTTTTAAGCCAAACTTTATAATATCGCCAGTCAATGCAGCCTTTGTCATACTCATGCACCAAACAGCCGCTAACAGCACAAACGCCATATCCTGCATTATCTTTGTCTTGCTGATAAGCCAAACAAGTACGACACAAAGCCACTTTCATACGGAGTGTAAAGGTTAAAGACTAACAATTAAGAAATAAATGCTGAAACAGCCCTAACTCTGCCCTTGTAGCTGGCTCTAGCGTTGCTGAACGCGCTGCCGCTGTAGAGGTACAAGTACCATGCGTAGGCCGCGCTGTACTCGGTGGAAGTCCAGTACCAACTTTGTACGATTTCGTCTTTGTCAATAAATCGCAAAGCCTCGTTGACGGCTTTTAGATTGGTATAGATAAAGTACAATTCGCCCAAGCTCGGTATGTACCAGTCATCGCTTAATTCAATGGCGTTGTTAAGTCCTATCTCTTTAAGGTGTTCGGTGTTGGCTTCGCCGTGCCAATCTGCTACGGCATCCAGACGGGTATTTAGGTAGAACGCATTGGCGTTGGTCGTATCTTTCTTGTTTGTCAGTGTGATTTCGTCGCCGTCTGCCATGTCTTGAAGTGCCACTATCAAAGAACGGCTGCCATACTTGATGCCTATGCCCTTTATGCTTCCGTCCGTTAGTTCGGTGTCATTGCCGTTAAACAGAATGGCTCTTCCGTCTGTCTGTACGATATAAATACCGTCCGGCATTTTGTCCGCTTGGTTAAACACTATCGGCTTGCTTGTCCGCTCGCCGTAATTCAGCACAAACTCATAAGCCGCCTGTGCGTCTTTGATGTTGCCCCACTCTTTGAGCAAGTCAAATCGAAGTTGTTGTAATTCTGTCATTTTGTTATGGATTTTGGGATTAATCTTTTAAGTAATACGGTGTGCTGTACCCTGCGCCTTTCAGCGGTAGGTCTTTGCACCAATCAATAGGTTGGCTGAACAAGGCTTCCACATCAGATAACGTCTGCCCTTTGTCGGCTTCCACTATGATTTCATCGTGGATGTGGAAAACTACGTTAAGCCCTTTTTCTCTTGCTCGTAATATCACAATGCCTAAAATGTCGCGAGCAATCGCCTGTACCATGTTCTCCGTGAGTTTGCCGCCGTATGTGCGTACTTTGCCCCATTTCTTTGTGGTTTGGCTCAAGCCCTCGTACTCTATAACATCGTGGTCGCCACGCCAGCCGTCCGCGTACTCTGTGTTGACGGTCGCCCGTGGGTAACAGATAGCGCGCCCGCTTGGCAGCGTCAATGTCAGCATCCCCCACTTTCGGCTTACGACAATGCCCCTGTGGATAGTGACGCTTTCGCCTGTCTTAATGGCTGTGATGGCCGCTTTCTCGGCAATAGACCATAAGCGTACTATTTTCGGATTGTTATCCCTCCACTTATGCACTATATCTTTTTCCTCGCTTTCGGTCAGACCTAAGCGAGAGCCGCCCATCGCCTCCAATGCCGACACACCGCCGCCATAGCCCAGAGCCAAAACAGCGACTTTGCCTCGTTGCCGCAAGTTGGCATTTTGTCCATGTTTCTCCACTGGAACGCCAAACATACGGCTCGCCGTCTCACAATATATGTCGCGTCCGCTTTTGAACACGTCCAAAACCCACTGCTCACCTGCAAGCCATGCTATCACCCTTGCTTCGATAGCGGAAAAGTCGCAAACGTGGAATGTCTTGCCCTGCTCCGCTATAAAAGCGGTTCTGATAAGCTCACTAAGGACTTGTGTAACATTGGCGTAATTCAGTTCAAACTCGCTTAAATCACCTTGCTTGACCAAATAGCGGGCTTCGTCCAAGCCCTCCAAATGGTTCTGTGGCAAATTCTGGACTTGCACCAACCGTCCTGCCCATCTGCCTGTACGCGCCGCGCCGCAAAACTGCAACAATCCATGTATGCGTCCATCCGTGCATACACACGCTTGCATCGCATTGTACTTTTTGTTGCTCGTCTTGCCCATTTCCTTACGGAGTTGCAGTACTCTTTGGGCTTTCGGCCAATATTTCAGCTGCTTGTCTAAATCGTCTAAGTTCTTTTTGTTCAAACTCTCAACGGTAAAGCCAGTTGCCCTGCTGATATAGTCCTTAATCTGTTTCGGGCTGTTAGGGTTTTCCATGCCCGTGAGTTCCTGCGCCTCTTTCAGTAATTGTGCCTTGTATTCTTCATCGAAACGCGCGGCGGCATCCACCAAAATGCGGTCAATCTTCACTCCACGGTCGTTAATCTCTTGGTCGGCTATGTACAGTTCTTCGTCAAAGTCGGCGGGCTTCAATCGTCTTACTTTCGCCAAAATCTGTTGCTCCACCTCCACATCACGAATGTTGTACTGCTTGAACGTTTCCCACTTGTCGGGCGCGTCTGTCGGATAATGCCTGCCGTTCTTTCCGGGTACGGAGAAATAGCGTATAAGTGCCTTGCCCTCCGTCATCTTTCCATTGGCCAGTTTCAGCACCTCGCCGCATTGTCCTAACGACAAAGGTAGGCCCATACGCGCTGACGCTACCATTGTGCATTTCCATTGTGCCGGGTCTAACGGCTTGGCATAGCCAAAATACTTGCTGATGCAGATACGCTCAAAGGTTGCATTGAACGCCGTCTTTGTCACGGTCGGTTCGGTCAGTCCACGGCGAATGTCGTCGGGCAACTGCTCGCCGCTCGCGAAGTCCACGCAATGCACCGGCCCACCGTCAACACAATAGCCAAAAAGCAATATCGTGAAGTCCGGGGCTTCCACATAACGGTACACGCCGCAAGTAGCCAAATCGTAGCTGCTGTAGGTCTCTATGTCAATGCCTATTTCTGTCATGTCGGTATGTCTTTGGTGGGTAAAGGAAAAACAGTCCTGCAAGCATTGGCGGCTTTCCGGCTTTTTGTCTGTAGCTCGCGCCTTTCACTGCCTTTCCACGGTCGGGATTGTTTCTGACGCTCCCTTTTCCTACACCGCCTTATGCTTATAGGTCATCGTCATCTTCTACATCGTCAATGTCGGCAAAGTCGGCCTCGGCTGATACCCTGCCGCCCAAATGCTCATCGTCCTTAAACTTCATGATGTTGTTAAGCCCGCAAGCCACGCCCTTGTTGCCGCTCTTGTCGTATGCGAAGAACGATACGGACACGATTGCCCATATACCGCTGTACACTTCTTCTTCGTCAACGATAGGTACTTTCTTACGGTCAACGACACCGGGCCGCGTTCCGCTCTTGGCGTTGACGAAGAAATGACCGCTATATACGTCATCGTCTTTCTCGTCACCGTCACGCAACGGCATATCCAGCTTCTTGGGTTCTTTGCCGCCCCACTTGCCGACCACGCCGGCTTTCTTGGCCGTCTCTATGGCTGTTTGCAGAGCCTTGACGGTCTCTTTCTCTTCTTTCGGGATAAGTACGTTTGTCATGTACTTGCCATCCTCGTTGTCGCCACCGGGGTTATACTTGGCGAAAACGTGTGTGTAGCTCAATCGGCATGGGCCGAACACTACCTTGTTGTCTTTGATAATTGGAGTAATCATTGCTTTATTGAATTTTGGGTTTATAAATTAATGTCTTGGAAATCGCTTGCGGCGGCGTTGAACGCCTCGCGCTTGTCGCTGTCTGGTACTAATGTCGGCTTGCCTTGTGGCTTGTTGATGTAGTCGGCGCAAAGCTCGGCAAAGCGTTTCTTGCCTATAATCTTTTCAAGCTCGGTAATGGTTCGTAGCTCCGTGGGCTTTATGTAGCTTTCCTGTGCAAAGCCATTATTCGCCAGCAAGTCCATTACGGCCTGTGGGTCGGTAATTTTACGGACGCTGCGCCCCTCCACCACCTTAAAGCCTTTGTACTGTACGCCATTCAAAGCCTGTTGCAACGCATACTCTTCAACGCTCGCAAGCCATATCTTGAAAGTGGGCAACAGCGGCAATATGGCTGTTTCCATTACAGACTGACCTATAAGCATAGGATTGGCGTTATGTTGTGCCGCCACGGTGCAAGTCTCGGCCAGCTTCTTACAGTGGCCTTTGACCTTGCAGAACTGACACCACGGCCCCGCCTCTTGCGCGCCATTTCCGCTGAAAGCCTCCTTTGCCTTTGGCCTCAATGTGTTTTCTGCCCACGAAAGCAGGTCGGGCGCGGATAACTCAAACTCGCTCAAGTTGTCGATACGCGGCTGTACGATAGTCATTCTTACCTCTCTGATGTCATATTCAAGGCTGAATGCATCGTATGCGCCCAACGCATAGATTTTCATTTGGGGGTTCTCGTATGCGGACACCTTTACGCCCTTGCCATATTTGAAATCGATAATCTCCATGCAGCCGTCAGCAATAATCACTGCGTCCGCTGTGCCAAAGGCTTCTGGTATGTACTTCTGGAAGTCCAAACGTACCTCAACAAGCAAAAGTGCGTCTTTCGTCTTGGCTCTCGCGGCATTGAACTTTTCCAATACAATAGTCTTGTATGTATCGGTATGTTCGTCCATTTCGCCGCTGTGGTATTGTTCGTTAAGCTCGCCTATCTCCATTGCTTCCTGTTCGGTCGGCAAGCCTAAGAACTCTTTTAGCTTCTTGGCGCAATAGGCGTGTGCAAGTGTTCCCTCGGCGGCATATGTGCTGCCTTTGTCCTCCACGTCCTTTTCAAGCCGTGGGGATGCCGTGCAATGCAGCCATCTGTGGGCTGATGACGGACTTAACAGTGCGTGTGCTGTTGCTCCCATAACGCTAAAATGGCAATTCCTTTCCTATCGTTCCGTCCTCTAACACTTTCAGCTCCTCGCACTCGTCAATGAACGCTTGCCGTTGCTCTGGCGGTAGCTGGCTTGGCAGGTCAGAGCCTAACAGAGCCGCAATCTGCTTGAATGTGCCGTTAAGTGTACGGTGGTACTTCTTATAGGCTTCGCTGTCCGTATGCTCCTTATAGTCCTCGCCCTCTATGCGTTGGCGGGTCTTGTGCATCGCCTCCCGCACATCCGCCACGGTTAGCTCTTTGGGCTTTTCCTCTGCGTGTGCTGGCTCGCTCGGTTTCAGTTGTTCACTTGTGGCGGTGTCGGTTTTCGCCTGTTCGCCACGTTCTTCAGCCTCTTGTGCTTCCGTTTGTTCGGGTATCACTTCGGACTGTGGTTGTGGTGCTGCTGCGTCTATGCTTATAGGCGGCAGCTGATTATGTGCAAGTATGGCCTTAACCAAAGCCACAACATCGGGAGTTACCCCCACATTGACCTGCACATTGATACTAAAGTCAGCTTTCATGCTATAATGCTTTAATCGTTAAGTGTCAATCTTAGTAGCTCGTCAATCTTTCGTCTGACCGCCCAAAAGCGGAGAAGACGATAGAATAGGTAGGCGGCTGCAAAACCTATGGCTTTTGCCAAAACAAAGGCCGTGGTAACGCTCATAATGTCCGTGTCGCCCAAAATGCCTATCACCGCAACGGTCGCGACCGCAAGCAAGGCATAGTATCGCCAATTCGTCAGAATGGCTGTAAGTTCTTTTCTATTCATAGGTACATATTCTGCCAGCATCTGATTATCTCTGCGCCCGTTGTCACCTTACCACGCCCTGCTTTGCGGACGCAGAATTTCAATAGGCCGTCCGCCTCGTATCGTGCGATGGTGTGCCTTTCCACACGCAAAGCGTCCGCCGCCTGTCTTTGGTTGTACAGACCAGTTGGCAACACATCGGGTTTAGTAGTAATCATAACTCGCTTTTCGTTATTGATATTCTGTTGTTAGTGTAATCCGTATCTACGCTGTATTTGCAGCCGTCCACGTTTTGCAGTTGGTACGCCACCGACTTTGCATTGTCGCAAGCCCGTCCGTTTGGCAATTCAAACACGCGCGTTTCTCCAACCGCCATGCTCCTTAAATCGCTTCTTGTTAATTTTTCCATTGCTGTTTGTTTTTAAGTTCTCGAAGTCGGGGCGCATGAACATTTCGCCTACTGCCGTATGCTGCCACGCATCCCACGCCTCCGCCATTTGTTTTCTCTCTTCGGGGCTGCGTCCGTCCAGCAGTTCTCCTGCCCCCCCCCCGTTGAGCAACCCTGCAAGGATTGCCACGAACAAGCATCTTTGTCTGATGCCTCTTTCTTTTTCGCTCATAATGCCAATTTTTATTAATTGTTACTTACTTTGTTAGTTATACCTTTGGCGGAAAAGAAAAACTGCCGTAAATTTGCAGTTGGTACTATTGGGAGTTGGGCAAAAGTCCGACAGCCATTCTTGTTTCCGTTTGGGTAGTTACTTACTTATATCGGATGCAAAGTTAAGACGAAATATCGTCACTTCAAAATAAAAGTGGCGAAAAATCGTCGTTATTAACATTTGTTATATTTATGATGCTGTATCAGACAATAAATGAGCGGATAAAAGCCATATTAGACACATACTATAGTGGCAACACAACCGCAATGGCGAAAGCCACTTACATAAAAAGGACTACCCTTAACAGCATAACGGGTGCTGATGAGGTAAGTCCACGTTACGAAGTTCTTAAAAATATTGCCGAATTATCGTCACCAAAAATTTCGATGGAGTGGCTTATACGCGGTGTTGGTGATATGGAACTAAGGGATGACGATAAGTCTATTGTTATACGAAAGAATAGCGATAATAGAAATACCAGCATAAATGACGGCGACACAATTAATAGGTTGCTCGCCTTATTAGAAGAAAAGGATAAACAAATAAATAAATTAATCGACAAAATCAACAACTGACATGAAACATTTTCTTATGTCTTTATTGAGTGCGCTTGTTTGCTTAAACATAAACGCGCAAATCACATCAGATTTAGATGAGGTTGAAATATTGGGTACATGGACTGTAACAGCTCGTGCGGGCAAATTCAATGCAGCCCAATACCCTGTTTATAACAACACTCGTAAACTGCCTATAGCCTTTACCTTTAACGACAACAAAGCAACTTTGGTAAATTGGCAATACGCCACAAACAGCGGATGGGAAAAATACAACGGCTATTGGATAACCCACACCTCGGACAAATACGTGCTTCATTTGTTAAGTGGGGAAACCTATGACGGTTATTCGGGTTCGTCCTTACTCAACTTTGTTATCTACTCTTATGACGGCGAAACAATGAAGTTGGAAACAATAGACGAATATGGAACATTGACATTATCAAAGGATGTGTCCGGCATAGAGAGTGCCAAAGCCGAAAAAGCGAAAGACGGCAAAGTGTATGGCATAGACGGCGTACAAGTCAAAAATCCCGCACATGGCATTTTCATTCAAGACGGAAAGAAATTCACTGCAAAGTAACATGGAAAGCGACAAAGACAAAAAGATAAATAAAGGCTGCAATACTGGCTGTGGCTTTGTGCTGGCTCTGCTTGGCGGCATTGGTTTGTGGGGCTTCTGTTCCAATCCGGGGCCTGAACATTCTGGCGATGTAGTGAGTGACTATTACTTGGAGCAAGGCAACGGACTTGTGGGCTTCATAATCTTTGCCGTTCTCGTGGTAGGACTTATCTTATTATACAAAGGCCTCAAAAGCGATTAAAAGAATTTTCAGCAAATCAAAGTCAGTTATAATTAAATATTTGAATATCAGCGCATTATATAATTAATATTTATATAAAGAG